AAGACATATCGCAATAATCAACAGCGCCCAAATTGAGAGGCTGTTTACCAATTGCTCTAAATGCTTTAACAAGTTCATTAAGACATAATACCCTATCAGCGTGTTTCTGTGGGTTATATGACCTAAGAGGATAAAGACGGTTATTGATAAAGTATACAATTTCATTTACTAAAGTGTCTCTAGGTAAATTACCACCTATTTTATCTTGTGTGCCTTCTAAATCACCGTCAGCATTTCGTGTATAGTGAAGTTGAGTGAAAAGTGCTACTGCTTTACTTGCTACTGAATTAATGGGGATTTGGTGTCGGAGTGTTCCACTAGGGATATTATCAAAGAAAACTTCATAACCAGTAAATTCATAGTCAATACCTTTAATAACACCGTCGCTTACTTGAGGAGGTGCTACTAACTGAAGTAATCGGAATTCAGTATTCTTAATTTCGTAGTTGTGGTTTGTCTGTAAAAGTTTAAATACTGCTCCAGTTGCTAAAACATTAGGCCCAGCGTCTACAACAAAAGTAATAGTTAATTTAGTGCAAGTATCTACTTGAACTCCATTAACAATTTGTTTTCGGTCAGTATCCAAAGCAACAGCACTAATGACGCCAGTTTTTTCATAAACGCCTCCACCTTGAATAGTTCCAGTAATACTACACGCCATACCAATAAGTAATCCTAAATCTTGTGCTTGTTCTGCTGTAATTGCTCCGTGTGTTCCACTCCAACCAGCACTTGCTACTCCAGTATAATCAAAAACTACATTACAATCAGTTCCAGCACTTAAATTTGCTCCATCAGTTAATGTGGCGTGTCCTTCAACCCAATCAACGGGAACTCTATTTTCTGCACTATTATATGCAGTATCTATATAACAACCAGCAAGTTTTTGCACTGCGTCTTTTGCTTTTGCTAATGTAATTTCTATTCTTAATCCTCCCATAGCCATAACTGGAATTGCCTTTTCATCTGCTTCATAAGCGCCAAATAAACCAACTTTTAGAGGAATACAAAATCGTCTAGTCATATATTTAGCATTATCAACCGCCCAAGTATTAACATTTGCTACTGGTGATAATTGGTTATTCTCTATATCTCTTGCTTTTGGAACTGACCTTTTTGCTGTAGCAACATTAGTTGCGGATACTTGGTGCGTCCACGATTGAACTGGAGTGCCTACGCCTTGCTGATTTTGTAATCCAACAACGCTGTCGTGCATATACTCGTGCTCCATATTAACTAATTCCCTATAGTGAGTATTACTTTCTAACAAAATACCAGTTTCTTTTGAAAAAATATCAACTCTATCTATAAGTGCGTGGGCTCCTAAATTTTTCTGTAAACAAACCCTAGATAAATCAGAAGAAGTATTTGCTACATCGAAAATTAAATAACTATCTTGCTTTATAAAACCTACTTCCGGCTCTATGTTATATATAATTTTTTGAGTTGGTTTAAACTGTTCGCCATTTTCAGGCACAATACTTATAAATTGTGAATTCGCTGAAGCCACAATTGCATTACCTCGTAAATTACTAGCCATTTTTATATATTGAATTGAGATTTTTTTTTTAAATTAAAAAACTTTTATAAAAAGTTTAATCAAAAAGATAAATATCTTTATATTTATTAAATGAGTATTCATAGAAACGAAATTAATAATGTTGGTGAAAAAGTCATACAAGAATTAGATTTTGCAGGTCATTTTGATACTACAAACACAATTAAATTAAAAAGTCTTAAGTGTTTTACACATTCATTTATAAAAATATCTATTTGTTCTACAACAAATGGAAATATAGTTCTGAATTGGAGTGGTTCTAATAACCTACCAGTTTACGAAAATGCAGATAATTTAGATAATCCCGGCCATAATAACTTTAGTGAATATTTCAATGCTACACTACCACAAAATAATCGTAGTAAAAAGACTGCTTCTGCTATAACATTTCCAGTTGATACTATACCTATGGTAGAAAATACATATAAATTACACATTATGCCTATCAGAGGTGAAAGGTGTAATATAGAGGTTGTAAGGACTGGAAGTAATGCTGATAATGGTATATCAATAAGAGTTGCTTTATCTAATAATTTCCATTATGTATCAAATGATTAAAAGTGCCAGTATGAAAAAAATATCGCGTTTTTCGTGTTTTTCGTGTTGGTTTTCAAAATAAAAAAAAAAAAATAATTCTCTAAAAAAAAGACGAAAAACACGAAAAACACGATTTATTTTTCATTGTGGCACTTAAGTCAATATTCTAAATTATAAATATATATTATAGTTATAATTCAAAATGTAATGATAATATAATTTGTGGTTTTGTGTATCCTTCTTCATTTTATTAATCTCTTTTTATCTTTTTTATTATTTTGATATTACTTTTTTTAAAAGTATTTATTAAACTGCTAATCTTCCACCACTACCAACCATTCTTAATTTTGAAATTGTATAAGTAGAACCGCCCGACTTGTTGAATATTTTAATAAATCTTGGTATATTTTCTAATACAACTCCTAAATAATTAATAGCACTTCCACCACTAATAGTTAAGGTATTTGCTTGGAAATCACTATTAGGTAAGTGATAATATGTGCCGAGGGCGTCGTTAGACCCAAAGCAAGTTAGGTCGCTTCCTACGGAAGTTGTAGAATTACCATATAATCTTATTTTCTCGTAATGTTCTGTATCAATAACAACACTTAATGTATTTGGTGAAATAGCGTCATCGTCTATTACTTCTTTGTCTTCTGCTGTTGTTGCTACTACTAAATTTCCAGCAGTATTACATAATAACTTAGTAGAAGTTGAAGCAGTCCCTATAGTAGTTCTACCGCTTAAATCATAAGCGCCAGTTGTATTAGTTCTACAAACAGACATAGAACTAGCATTTGCTTTTTGTCCTAAAGTTGCTGGTAATTTCGCACTCATAGCAACTAAATTACTATCAGTAGCGAAACCAGTAATGTTTCCACTACTAATATTCACATTTAATTTATTACTACCTACACAACCCTCAATTGTTTCTACTGCTCCTTCAATCTCGGTTAAAGTTGCTTCAGTTGCTAAAAGTGCTACTGCTGGTCCAAGGGCAGTTCCACCCCCAACACCATTAGACCACTGACTTCTAAATTGATTGTTAATAGTTCCAAGTGTGCCGTTAATAGTTGTTTGATTAGCACTAGTAGCAAACCCACTAATATCATTTTCTATTTTCAGTCTTCCACTACCACTTAAAGCAGTTGGTAATTGTGCTACAGCATTTCCAATATCTACATTTAATCTTTCACTACCTTCATTTCCTAATTCTTGAATACATACTTTTAAATTACCACCACCAGTCAATGCTGCTGGAAGAACTACACCTCCAGTAATAACTACATTATCCGTATCACATTTTGTAAATTCTTCTGCAATAATATTTAAAGTGCTTTCAGTTGCTAAATCTCCTATTGAAGAATTTATTGTATCCAATTTAGTTGGAATTGTTGTAGCGGTTGCCGTTGCTATTGCTGGATTAACTATACTTGCGAGAGCAGATAAATGACCGTTTGTCGTATCTTGTTTTGCGTGAGTTGATAATGTCCCTAAAGTCGTATTTATTGTATCTTGTTTTGCGGATGTTGATAATGTCCCTAAAGTCGTATTAATTGTATCTTGTTTAGCGCTTGTAGAAAGATTATGTGTAAAATCTTCTTGAATACTTACTTTCAAATTTCCTTCACCAGTTAATGCTGTTGGTAATTGACTTACTGTAGAACCGACATCTACATTTAATCTTTCTGACCCTTCATTTCCCAATTCTTGTAAAGATACTTTTAAATTACCACTACCAGTTAATGCTGTAGGTAATACTAAACCACCTATACCACTTGTGAGAGTAGAATTAATAGTATCTAATTTACCTTCTACTTCATCTACATTCAGATTAATATTATCTGCTGTAATTTCAAGAGCGTCCACAGAACATTCTAATCTTCCAGCATTGTCGCAAGTAAGTTGTTGAAACTTAGCTCCATTTTTCGCCATCATTATAGTTCCAGGCATATTATATATTCTAGTTATATATTTTTTTATCAAAAAAAGATACAAAAAGTTTATTTGGTTATTTTACTTTTCTCTATCTTTTAATTTGATATGACCCGTGGTCGGTATTGCTTTGCGTATATGTTTTTGTTTATGTTTGATTTGTTCTTCGTTTCTTGTAAATAGTTGTTCTAAACCGTCTAATACAACTTCTTTAGTATAAATTTCGTAAAGTTTGGAAATTTTAGAACAATCTTCGCAGATATAAGTAGTATAGCAAGTAATTCCACATAATTTGCAATTAAACATTCTATACAATATAAAAATAAAAAAAAAATTTAGACATTTGCTCTACTTCGTGATTTTAATTGTTTGACTTGTTTTGGTGCTTTGTATTCGCCTTGTAATTGTTCTCTAGTCTTAACAGATAATCTTTCTATATAATCTTGTTGAAATACTGCTGCTTTTGCTGCTTTCTGAGCGGCAACATTATTAATTGGTTTCGCCATTGACGAGGCAATAGTTGGAGGGGCATCTAAAGTTGGATTACTTTTTGCCTTAAAACCACCTCTTCTTTTTGCTGGAGTTCCAACATTTTTACCTTTCTTATTTTTTTTACTATAAACTGTTTGGTTCACTCCATCGCGAGTTCTTACAACTTTACTTTCATAATCGGGATTATCTTTCCTCTTAACTTTCTGCTTATTTTTAGTGTCTTTGACTTTAACTTTAGAAATATCCATTTTGATAATATTTATTTAGAAAAAAAATATACATATAAAATATAAATGAGTGAAAATTTTAAAAAAAATAAACCATTATATAAACCAGTAAAATCAACTAAAAAAGGTAAGAAAGGTATGGTATATGTTATGAAGAATGGTGCGAAAAGGTTAATTCATTTTGGCGATAGTTCAATGAAAGATTTTACACAACACAAAGACCCAGCAAGACGCAAAAATTATTTAGCGAGAAGTGGAGGAATTAAAAACAAACAAGGTAAACTAACTAAAAATGATAAGAATTCGGCGAATTATTGGAGTAGGCGTGTGAATTGGTAATTTTTAATAATTCAATTATTTAAAATGAAAATACTTGAATTATTTAGTGGGACACATTCAATCGGAAAAGCAGCAAAAAAAAGAGGTCATAAAGTAGTATCTTTAGATTTGGATATTGGAGCAGAATGTCCCTTTGGTAGTGGTTATAAATCAAATCACCATATTATATCGGATATAATGGAATGGGATTATACTACATTTCCTAAAGGTGATTTTGATTTAATAACAGCAAGTCCAGTATGTTTATGGTGGTCTCATATTCGCTATAGTATGATAGGAAGACAATTAAAGGGGTATGATAGACCCCTTACAAAAGAGGATATAGATAATGATATTCTCAAATATGGTGTTCCTATGGTTGATAAAATTTTTGAGATATTAGACTATTTCAAACCTAAACATTTTTGGATAGAAAACCCCCAAACTGGTAGAATGAAAGAATACATAGACCCACTCATTCCATTTTATGATATAGATTATTGTAAATATGGATTTGAATATAAAAAGAGAACTAGAATTTGGACTAACATTCCAAATTTCAAACCTTTAATATGTAAAATGGATTGTAGTTTTGTTAAAACATTTGGTAATCAAACTATACATACAACTAATTTAGCGTCAAGTTGTAAGGTATTAGTAGATGGTAAAATAATTACATTAAATTCAGCAGAAAAGAGAAAACAATATAAAGGTGTTAAAAAAATAAAATTAAGTGAAAAGAAACATAATAAATATGATAGATACAGAATTCCATTTAAATTAGTTGAAGCATTGTTGGTTGCTTGTGAATTAAATTCTTAACATATTATATATGGACCAAAAAACAAAAAGTAGGTTAATCAGAGAACAAATGGAATTAATAGAACAATTAAAAAAAAAACAAATAGGTAAAATGAAACCCGAAAAAAGGATAGGACTAGGTAGACTAGAAGAAGACGCAATGAATGAATGGAAAAGATTAGCAAAAATAACTCCTATAGACGAAAAGAAAAAGAAAAAAAAATTACCAACGACACCAGCACAAGCAGGCACAAGTGAGGGTGGTGCAGCAAAACCTAAAAAGAAAATAACTAGAAGTGAAATATTGAAAAAAAATAATAAGGATTTAGCAAAATATATATCAAAGGTAAAAAAAGGTAAGCAATTTCCTTATTTTAATAAAAAAAGTAAATTTGAAAAAAAAGCGTTTTTCTTTGACGAAGAACAATATAGATATGAATATACTGGTAGTCCGAATTTAGTAGCAACACCACAACCAGCACCAGCAAGACAACCCCCACCCCCAAATAATACTGGCGCAGTTAATATAGCACAAATGGGAGTTCGTAGTGTATCAAGTATAGGTGGCAGTGGTAGTGGCGGAGGCCCACCCAGTGGCGGTGGCGGTGGCGGTGGCGGTGGCGGTGGCGGTGGTGGCGGTGGTGGCGGTGGTGGCGGTGGTGGTGGCGCTCCTAGAGTAAGGAGAAACCGAACACAACGAGTAGCGGGGCAAGCAGTTCAGAAAACTTCTAAACCAAGAACTACATCCAAACCAAGGGCAAAATCTGCACCAGCAGCACCTAATATGAAACAATCTGTATCAAAACCAAAAAGAGATATTACAAGAATAACAACACCAAAACCCAAATCAAAACCAAAACAAGCAGCGGGAACAGTGGGTAAGCGAGTAGGGACTGGAAAGGGGCCGAAGCAAGTAGAGCAAACCAAACCGACACCACGAGGGCGGATAAAGGGTGAAAATACAGCACCAAAAGGAAAAGGGCCAAAAGCAACATACTAAATAGTTTTTGATTTAAACTTTTGTTAAAAGTTTTTAGACTTTATTTGTTTTAACTATATTAGTTATATCTTCTTGTAATCTTTTTATATCATTTCTTAATTTTTTATTTTCTCTTTCTATTCTTAAAATATGGTGTCGCATTACTTCCAATATAGCAAGTAATTCATCAAATAATTTTTTTAAATTCATTTATATTATATAAATATAATATATAAATGCCTACTCCGACTAATAAAGCATTGTATGCGAAAGCAAGAGCAAAATATTCTTCTATGAAACATAGCGCTTATAAATCTTCTTTAGTAGTTAAAGCGTATAAAAAAATGGGTGGTGGTTATAGTGGAGCAAAACCAAAAAAAACTGGATTAACACGATGGCATAAAGAAGACTGGAGAACACAAGACGGCAAAAAAACATACGAAGGCAAAAAAGGTAAAATATTCAGACCTACAAAACGAATTACAAAAGACACACCTACAACAATGAAAGAATTAACACCAGCGCAGAAAAAAAAAGCAGTAGCAGAAAAAAAAGCAACTGGTAAAGTTAAAAAGTATAAAAAATAATCTTAAAAGTATATAAATGAGCGAAGAAATGTTTATAAAAGAAACTGTTGAAACAGAAGTCAAACCCAAGAAACCAAAAAAGAAAAGAGTTTTAAGTGAGAAACAATTAGAAGGATTAGCAAAAGGTAGAGCAAAAATGGCTGAAAAACGCCGTATTAAAAAAGAAATGGATAATAAAAGAAAAGAATTAGCGGCACTTGATACAAAAGCAGTAAAAGATAATCAGAAAGAAGTTAAAGCAGTGAGAGGTAGAAAGAAAAAAGTTATTGAAGAACAAAAAATTATTGAAGAAGATTGGAAAATAAAAAAACAGAAGGGGGATAAATCAAGTAGTAAGTTTAATAAACTAAAAACTGGCGCTATTAAACAATTAAAATCCAATGAAGAAATGGATGAATTTGAAAACATAATGAAAGGTGTAAGTAAGGAAATGGAAAGAAACCCAGCACAACTATACGAATATTTAAGGGAACACGGAGATAGATTAATTGGAAAAGCAAAAAAAAAATTACAACCAGTTAAGGAAGAACCTAAAGAAATAAAACCTTCTATTAAATTAAGTATAGATGAGTTATAAATACGATAAAGCACAAGATTACGACCTTAATATGGAAGACGAACACGATAAGAAAAAGGATAAAAAAAAGAAAAAATCCAAAGAAGGATTAAAAGAAGATAGAGATTTAACTATATATCCAATCAAAATAGAAGACGATAAACTAAATGAAGGAGAGGATAAATACCCTTTAGTATCTCCAGTGCATTTAATATTGGTAGTAGGTAGAGTAAAAAGTGGTAAATCATTATTAATTAACAACCTATATTTATCTGAAAGATTTTATAAAGACGACTATGAAACAAGAATTCTAATTAGTTCTACCGCACACAATGACGCTATAAATAAATATATGATAGACGAATTTGATTTCGTCTTTGAAGAGTTTAGCGAGGAATTACTAGATAGTATTGTAGAAATGGTAAAGGCAGACGAAGGAAAAGGTAGGTGGTTAGTATTGTTGGACGATATTATCGGGGATGTAAAGTTTAGTAGGGGCGGAAGAGTAGACGCAATTTCTGCATTAGCGTCAAAATTCAGACATATAGGAAATGGAGAAATTGAAGGTAAGTTGGCGGTATGTATTACGACGCAATATTTCAAATATATATCTACTATTTTAAGAAACAACGCAACCGCATACTATATTATGGGGTCATTTCCCGAAGCAGAAATGAAAAAGATAGGAGAAGCACTATCATTTTTCGGTAATGGAGATAAACAATTTATGGAAATATTTAGAAGGTCTAGGGTAGAAGAATATGACTTTACATTTCTAAGCGTTCAAGAGTTAGAAGCAAGAAGAAACCACGACGACCTAATATGGAGTAAAAAAGAAGGTTTTACACAACCATACGGAGACGATAAGCGAAGCAACGAAAAACAATTAAGCAATCAAGATACAGCGAAATCAGAAAAACAACCAGCGCAGCCACAATCTGAAAATAAAAATATAGAAGAATAATATATAATGGCTGATTTTTCTTCAAGATTAAATCAATTTAGAGCAGGCTTACAAGACCAACAAGACAACTTTAATAAATTAGCGAGCAATATGTCTCAAATGGGTCGTAGTTTTTTACCCGATAAAGTAGCGCAAAGTATGGAATATACTGAAAAGATTGGTGGTTCTATGGTAGGTGTTGGTGCTGGTATTCAAAGTGGTAAAAAAATTGCTACTCGTATTATGAAAATGAGAAAAGCAAAAGCAGCAAAAAATAACAATACACCACAAGAAAGCGAAAGACCAAGTCAAAGCAACATAAAACAAAAAGCAAGGGACGCAGAAGGGGACGCTCAAACAGAACAAGAAGGTAGAACAACTACGCAGACGGATAGAATAGGTCAAGAAGCAGCAGACCCATTTAAAGACGCTAGAGAAGTAGGACAAAGAGGAGACGCTGGAGCTCGTGGAGAAACTCAAGATGAAAGCGAACAAAAGAACTTAAGGGAAGCGGGAGGAGAAGAAGAGGAAGAAGAAGAAGGAGGGGGTGCTACTGAAGCAGAAGCACCAACCTCCGATATTGGAACAAGTATTAGACGAGGTGGGGGTAGTGTATTAGGAGAAGACGCACCGCAACAAGGAAGTAGTGCTTCACTTACTGCAGACCAGCAGGCACAATTTGATAGATTAACTAGTCAAAAACCTATTACTGGAGAACCTAGCGAACAAACTTTAGCTGGAAAAACTAGACCAAACCCAGCAGACGACGACGACTTATTGGCTGCTGGTGGAGATGAAGCAGAACAAGGGATATTATCACGAGTAGGTGGCGCTATTGGAGACGCTGCAAAAGCAGTTGGAAGAAAAGTTGCTGGTGGTATAGGAGATACAATAGCAGAAGCGGGGGTTGCTGATGCAGTTCCATTTGTGGGCGAATTGGTAGGACTTGGAATGTTAATTCACGGTATAGTAAAAGCGCATAGACACGAAGAAAACGGAGGAGGCCCCAAATTAAGTGCTACAAATCAAGAAGCAACCGAGCAAAGCGGTGGTTTTTCTACTGATATGTTAAAAGGTATGAGTGGAGCTCCCGGCATTGTATAAACACTTTTTTTTACTTTTTTTTTCTCAATTATAGTTATAATGAACTTTACTTGTATATCACCAAAAGATAATGGTTATAACTATAATGTGAGATATAATGAACCCATTATTATCCCCGAGAATGCTAGTGTATCTATGAATTTCGCACAGTTTGAAAGGGATAATAAAATCAGATTTACTACAGCACAAACTATTAGAATTGTAGCAGATACAATATACCCATATTGGGATTACCATAATAACGGTGCTGGTAAAGTAGACGGTGCGTGGAGACAAAATGTTCCAAGAAATAATACTGATTTACTTTTTGAAATACCAGCGGGAGAATATAACTTGAATGACGGCGAAAATTCATTACAAGCAGCAATTTGCAAAGCACTAGGAACTAGTGGGGATAAAGGTATTTTTAGTTTATTTAATACTACAAATAGCATTTATGGTATAAATCCACAAGCAAAAAATCGCAGTTTAACTTTACCTAATTTTATGTTAATTATACCACCTATAGATAGAGCAGAAAAAGGATTAGAAATAGGTTTTACACATAGTGGAGGACATAGTGCTTTTGGTTTACACGCAGACCACCAAGTAGGAATGGAAGCACAAGGACACGCATTTGCAGGTAGAGTTAGAAAATCTAATGCAGTTGCAGATGTTGCTTTAGCAGCAAACGGATTACCACAAGCAGGCACATATAATTCATACTGTTTATCAACCCATAACTACTTTCATATAGGGGTGAATGCAAATCAATATATAAAATTAAATACAGACAATACTGTTGTTATAAAAGACGGAGGATATGATAGTTTATCAAATTCTAATACAGTTCAATTTGTATGTAATCAGAATATAGACGTTCAAGAAGGTAATGTATTTGTAGGATTATATAGCGAACAATGTGCGGGTGTAGATGTAGGAGGTGCTGATGAAAGCACCTTATATGAAGGTGTAGGATTAACAGAATATATTAACAGAGCACAAATGGTATCAGCACAAGACGAAGGCACAACTGGCGGATTTTATCCCGAATGTTTCTTTGGTGTTGAAATTACTGGTGGCGCTATAACTACTGACGGTTCAGTAGAAGCGGGAAAACCAAGAATGATAAATATAATAGGTGGAAATAATCATATTTTTCCAATAACAACTGGTATTTCTAATATGAAAGTATTTGAAAGTATACCATTAGATGCAATTAGAGACCCTCACGATAATTCACCAGTATCTATAGGTTTTCAAATGTATTTAGATAAAAATAATAAAAACTTTTACCACCACGGAGAAATGAGTGCCTCAAGACAAATAAGAGTATATCTTACAGACAGCCACGGAGGACATAAAGTAATTTATGATACTAATACTAAATATCCACACCAAGGGGCAACATTTGCTAATGGAAGTTATATTACATTCCCCAATCAATTTTTTAGTGAGGGTAATTCAAACGCCGACCCAGCAGCAATTAGTTTAGCAAAAGCACAAGCTCAAACCCCTTTTTCTGTTATTGCGTGTGCTACTAAACAAGGCGAAGGAGTAGCAATTGAGTATTCAAGAGTTGGTAAACCTGCAGAAACAGAAGATAATAATACTTCAACTTCAATATTAGAAGAATACCATTTAGAATTAAGCGAACAATTAGGAAAATTATTTTTACCTACTAGTGGAACATTAACAATGACTTCTAAGTTTCCAGCTTATGTATGTTTAGACGATGTAATTCGTTATTATAATACTGAAGAAGCAGCACAAGGTGGATTTAATGGATTAAATATGGATAGTAATGAATTTATTTATAATAAGAATTCTATTATACCACAATTTAGAACCGACCAATTTTCAGTAGTATTAAATAACCTACCAATAAAATCTTTTAAGAATACTAGCGATAAATCTAAGAGTGGATATAGAAAACCTATAGTATCTTTAATTCCACACCCATTTAGCGGTGCAGTTGAAAGTAATGAAATGGGCGGAGTTATTCAAGGTTCATACCAACCTTCATACGGTATTGTTAATAGATTAAGTAATCAAGCAATTACAACTAATAATTTTGATATTTTAATATTAGATTTAGAAACAGATAAACCTGCAGAACAATTGACTAAATCGGTTATTAATTTTACAATTCAAGCCGAATAATCTAAAAAAAAAATCTATTTTAATTATATAAATGCCTATAATTAAGAAACCATTTACTCTCGCACCGTTAAATGATAATCCAGCAGTATTAACTCAAACAGCAGCACCAGCAGTATCTATTAGTGGTGGATTTTCACATAAAGGAGGATTTCCAACTATTAAATTCTCTATACCACCACAACCCGCAATGTTAGAAATGAATTCATTGAAACTTGTAGGACAAATTCTGATAAAGAAAGCAGATAATACACTTTTACAAGCAGTTAATGTAGGAACTGATTACGCCAATGGCGGAACTAACGCCAACGCTCAATGGACGGCTGGTAATATTGAAGTTGACGGAACTAATGCTATGTTGCCGCAAACAGCACTTAACCTTCCTAATTGGGGTGGTGTAAAAAATTGTATTGATAAAGTTGTTTTACAGTCTAAGAAATCTCTTATTGAATTATCGTCTGTTAATAACTACGGACAGTATGTCGGACTTACCGAAGCATACAACAACAACGAAGACGACTACATTGTTAAACCACTTATTAATTCGTTAAGTGGAGGAACTCATAGTGAGTATGTTAATAGACGAATGTTAAGTGCTGCTGCTTATCAAGTTGGAGATACAGAAGCACACGGATTACGAGAAGTTAATTCCAAATATATAGGACAATTCTTTAGTATTCCTATTCAGTTGGATTTAATGAACCAGCAAGACTTATTTTTAGATGATGATTATCTCGGAGGTCTTCTCATTACTATTCATTTGTCTAGTGATAATGCTGTATTCAATAACAGATTTAATAGAGCTGCTGGTAATGCAGTTGCTAATAACGATATGTCTTCTCTTTCATATTCATTAAAGAATATTAGACTTGAAGGGAGATACATTGTCCCCGACGGTAATGATATGGCGAATATTCCACCACAAATGAATTTAGAAAGTAGATTAAATCTTATTAATGATATTCATTCTTCAATAAACGCTAATTCATATACCCCACAATTACAGTCTGTTAAGTCAGTCGTCAATGTATTTATGGATACAGACCAAACAAATACTTTTACCAAAAACCAAAACAATTTCCGAATGCCTCCCGGCCTTGAAAGTTACCAGCAAGCAAGAAATGGTTTAAGATTTCCTTACAACTATGAAACTTTTAATAAACCTAACACCAATGACGAAGTAGTAAATGGGACTGCTGGCGTAAATGAAAAAAATTTATTCTTCCCAGCATTAGCATACGGTATGGCGGAAGTTCGTAAGCAGTTTGAAGCAGCCTTACTTGACGGAGGTAGTCCATATCATTCAAGTGCTTCATTGAAAACTACTAATGAAAGTTTGAAGGAGGATGTAGACGACGGTGCAGTAGGAGGAAACAATGTTAAAAATGATAATACTAAAGTTGATTGTATGGGTGTAGGTGCTGACTATACTTTAGGTGTAGGTATAACACAAAACTTCGTCAATCAAGATTATAACTTAACATTGAAATCTCGTGTTAATACTGGTGATGTAAAAATTTCAGAACAAAGAAACGGAGCAGCAATTTCCAACCCACTATTAGAACAATCATTCGTTAGGTATAATAGTATGTTTGATACTCAAAACCTAGTTAAGATAATTTAATAATCTTTTGATGTAAATCAATACCACCACATACCCACATTGTATCAAACCAACAACCTTTAGTTTTTTCTCCCTTTTTTAAAAAATTATATCTACCACTTGGTATTATAAATTGTAATTTATCAAAATACTTTTTTATCCATTTACTTCCCAATGCGTCAATAGGCATTAGTAATATGAATGGTCTTGCTAATGATAAGGCAAGTTTAACACATTTTTCTTTTACACTAAAAGGTATATTAGAAATCATTATATCAAATTCGGGATGTTCTCTATCAAAAGCGTCTTCTTTAGTATTCAAGCAGGTCTTACCCAATGACTTCCACTCTTCAATGACTTTCCCTTTACAATAGAAAGGGTCATAAATAATATCATAGTTAGTAATATGAGGTAGTAAATCATTGAGGACTTCTTTTGGAGTTTCGTAGTCGTCGTCTTTGAATTCAACGGCATTACCTTTATAGTTTAATCTACTATTATTATTCATATAAAGTAAAAAAATGTATTTATATTTATTATATAACTCAATATTCAACCTCCTCACCTTCTAACACCTCTATAGTAATATCCATATCTTCGGGTCTCAATATACTTAACGCCTTACTTCCTTTATTGCTACTTGCTCTTGTTAAACCCTCACAATATCTAATCTCCATTAAGTCCTTATAACTCATTATATCACCTCCAAAATCCCAACCGAATTTATCGTATATAGTAAAGTAGTCTTTGTATAGTTTCATAGGTAATTCCTCACTATATAAGAAGTGTCCGAAAGAACCAAGATAATAATATAGTGAATTACATTCTTCGCCAGTCTCCCACTCTCCCATTCTTTCTAACTCTTTTATAAAGTTATTAGTATGTCTCCAAGTCTCCTTCTTAGTTTTCATATTATCTCTAATCTCCATTAGATATACATATACATTGATTTTGTCCCATAGTTCAGTTGGTATATATGGTAGTTCATTATTTAGTATAGTAATTGATAGGTTGTTGCCGTTAGTAGTCATATCTACCCAATCCCAACCGATTTCCAAAAAATCAATTTTTTTTTTTCGTTGTGTAGTCCTAAACATTACAATATCGTAAATATCGTGTTTTTCGTGTTGGTTTTCAAAATAAAAAAAAAAAATTAATTCTGTAAAAAAAAACACGAATAATACGAAAAACACGATTTATTTTTCAACGAGACAATCTATTTAAATTGAATGGATTGACTTTACATTCGTCTTTACTATCATATATGTATTCAGTATCACAATTATAACCCTCCATTGCTTCTGCTAGAGTATCAAATGTTTCTGCCGTATTTCCAGTCTCATAATCTATAATCAGAAATCTTGGTTCTTTAATGGGATTTTCATCATAATCTAATTCTCTTATTTGTTTTGCTAGATATAAAAACATATCCTTATCAGTTGAATAACCCTCTCTAATTCTATTAGCAATCATTTCAAGTATCATACCTTTAGTTATACAATATTCGGTTTGTTTATCCATTTTATTATTTTATACATAATTCTATAAATAAAAAAATAAAATCAATTTTTTTTTAAAAGTCGTCAGCAATATTACTCTTGACTATATATTTTAGTAATCCATTCGTTTTTGTTCTTACTGTTAATCTTACTATACCCCTTAATATTGTTCTCCCTACAATATTGTTTTAGTTTTACTATGGGTGTAGTAATATTAATATCCATAATGAACTTACTGTTGCTATGGAATTCAGAATTATTAATACCACCCCAGCGTTGTCTATTTGAATTACTCCACCACATACTATACCACTTATAATGAGCGACCCAGTCCCATATTTTGGTTTTACCTACGAATGGGACTGGCGAGGAGGTTGAAGCAATCCCTTCGTGTATTAACCTAGGTTCTTCATATTCAACCTTATCCCTTTTATTTATAGTAATATCACCGTCGTTCCAATGGTTAATACTACCTAAAGCACCTCTAAATCTAGCTCTAGAATACATTAATGTTTTACAATATTCGTGGTCTCCTTTACCTTCCCAACATAAATCCCAACCATAGTCTTCCAACTTATAAGTTGTATTAGCAGTAATCACTAACCTCCTTTTAGTTTTGTTTAAAACATCCTCAAGTTGATTTACTAGTTTTAGTTGTAAGTTGTCGTAAAAACTAGTAATGGGACAATTGTTAAAGTTTATTGGTTGCAGACTGCTATTATCATATCTATATTGGAAAGGAGGCAACATATTCCACGACATTAAAGGCATAACAATCTTGGCGCAGTCATACATATACATTTCGTGGAGTAGTTTGAATATTTTTTTTTCAATTTCTAAAGGTAATAACCCGTGGAAGAATGTTCCAGTCATTACGCCTTTATTATCATTCACGAAATCCGAGAATGCAAATGGGGGTGGTATAGTTGAAGGGTTGTAGGTGGTGATACTCATAATTACTAATGA